CATTTCAGCTTCGTTGTCAAATAGACCATAAGAAGCAGCAGTGTTTGAAGCATAAGCTCCATTAACAGCGGCTAACATATCATCAAAATCAAGAGCAGTTTGTCTTGACAAGAATAACATATTTTCTTCAATAGCACCTTGCTTATCTAATTGTTTTAGTATTTCGTCAAAATCACCTAAAGCACCTGAACCTGGGGCAGCAGCGCCAGCGAAGCCAGAGTATACATTACCTCTTCCTTCAATAGCAGCAAACAAACCTTCAGTACCTTTAATGTTTTGAGCAGCACCACCTGGTCCAAACTGGCCACCAAATTTTGTAGCAGCTACACCTGGGTTAGCTTGTAGCTCACCTTCAACCATAGCCATTTCCAAGTAATCTTGGAATCTTAATCTAGTTTCAGCTTCTGATTTTAAATACCATAAGTATCCTGATGTTCCGTCTTCAGTAGCTACTTCAATCCAACCAATTTGTGCTGTATCAGATCCACTTAATTCGTAGTTATCTTTTAAGATAATTGGTGAATTAAAAAATCTTGTTACATTTGGTTCAATAGCACCTGACATTCCGTTACTTCCTTTTGGAAATTCAGAACCGTAAACGAATAATTTACAAAGTGCAGTATTACCAATAATACCACCTCTAGCGGCTAATTGTGCAGATGTCTCTTCATAAAGAATAGCATCCATTACATATCCATTAACGTTAGTTAAATTAATAACTAAAGCTTTAGTTGTTTTCAAACCTGTAGCAATGTCAGAAATTAAAATTGTATTACCAACTCTAATACCTGAAGTTGCAGGGTTATTAGGCCCTGGAGTAATAGTAACTACTACTGTTGAACCAGCAGCTCCACCTTTAGCTTGTACTTTTACTTCGTCATACGCAACGTGTAATCTATTTTGTTCAGTCCAGATAACCTGATCTGATGTAAGTGGCATTTCAGCGCCAACCATTCTTAAGAATCCTGATAACGTTCTGTTACCATACCTTTCCACTTCTTGTTCATAAAGCTCTGGCAAATATTGCTGTGCCCACGTGTCAAAATTACCATCTGCAAAGTCAATATAATTGTCTTGTACAGTAACTTGTTTAGGCATTGGCGTTATGCTAGGTGGAACGGCTCCTCCTGATAAACTCATAATTTATTTTTTATTTATGTTCTTTTTTTAATTCTCAACTTAGTAGCATCTGGGCCGCTTATAGCTCTTACTTTCCAACCATTTGGCATTGTCTCTCCTTGCTCACCCGATCTTGGAGTATTATCTATGTTTTTTGATTTGGAAACAATATCTCTAGTAGCATCAGCTTTGCCTTGCTCATAGAAATGTTCTGCTATTCTATCGGCGTTCCGCGCGACATACAACGCTTTGTGGTAACCACTTAAATCTGAAATTTCGCCTTTATCATTTGTAAAAGGTTTTACAAACTTACCAACGTCATCTTGATTATCCGCTACCTGAAATGGATTTGATACTTTATATCTAAATTTCTTTTCACCAACATTAAAATCAAAACCTTTGAATTCATTATTAAAAAGATCCTTAGTATTCTTTATAAATCTATTTCTCGTTTCTGTCATTACGGATTGCTCCTTGTTGTATCTATTGAAAAAGTCCATAGCCTTCTGTTGTTCATTAGTAGTAGACGGCCTCAACTTGATTTCATCGTAATACTTACTTTTCATTTTATCCAGAAAAGTTCGGGCTTTCGCAACTTCTTCTTTGTACGCAAGTTTTTGCTTACGCACAAATCTTTCTTCGTCCACTTCTTCATCATAATTAAATTTATCTTCCATTAAAAAAGATATTTCACTATCATCAAGATGTGGTTTAGTTTTTTTATAATATTCTCTTACTAGTAGATTATCATCAAATTTAGTATAATCTTTATTTAAAGTAACATAATCTTCAACTGTACCTCCAGTGTCTTGCATAAAATCAACTAGCTTTTTTATATTTTCAGGTAGTTGAACACCGGTTGTTTCTTCTTTTACTATAGCTTGTTCAGCTTGCTTTGTTAATTCTTGCGCTTCTTCTTTAACTTCATTTATTACCGTGACTTCCTCGTTCGCATCTTCGTTTTTCGTTTCGACTTTTTCTTCGGTAACTTCTTCAAGTCTTGGTTCGGGTGCTCGCTCCTCCACTTTTTCCACATCTTTGGTTTGTTCAACCGCATCCACGTTTCCTGCGCTTTGCTCTGGAATGGCATCTTCTTCTTTTTTAGTTAAATCTAATTTTGTTACTTCTTCTTTAGTGTTAGTATACTTTCGAGGTCTACCAACTTTCTTTTTCATTTTTAGAGGTTCTTTAGTCTCTTTTTCTGTTTGTGTTGACATAATAAAATATAATAATTAAATATTGAGTGCAGTTTCACCTTGCTCATTTTCAAAGTCTATAGGTGTTAAATCATTTTTCTTTTGATCTATCATAGCACTTTGTTGTGTACCAATTATCTTGGCTCGTTTATCTTTACGATCTTCAATTTGTTTTTCTCTATCAGTTTCTCGATTTATCTTTTGTTGACCTAGCTGCATGTTGTAGTTAAACTCAAGTTCCATTAATTCTCTCTTAATTTGAGCTTCAACTCTCATACGTTCTATTTCAAATTGAGATTTTGCTTTTTCTTTTTTAACTTCAACGTCCATAACCGCTTGCTTCTTTTGAACTTCAGCCATAGCTGCTGCTTCGCTAGCTTGGGCATTTGCTTGAGCTTGAGCTTGTATATTAGCTTGATTAGCTGCTTGAGCTGCGGCTGCTGCACGCTTACGTTTAAGTTTTAACATTTGATTAGCTAACTTCAAGTTGTTTATATTTCTAACATCAATAGCATCTTCTAAATTTATACTACCTTTAGTTAGAGCTGCTTGAATATTAGCTTCTAATTGTTCTTTTTCTCTTTCATCTGGGACTAAGTCTAAATATAAACCATAGTCAAATAAATGAATATTTTTTAAATCATCTAATTGGCCTACGTTCCAAGTAGATATACTATTTTTTAATGCTTCTTCTGTTAATGCAAATTCAATACTATCAGAAGTTCTTAATACTATATTTTCACAAGTTTTTAAAGTTAAGTATAAATAAGAATTAAGAATATGTTTTGTAGCTACGTTAGAATTTGCAGCTGCTAATTTTTGTAAACCTACTAATGAATCTGAGTTAGGCATACTACCATCTCTAGCTTCATTAAGTCCCGTTACATCTCTAATCATTTGTAAGTAATATTGGTAAGTCTGTATAAGACTTTGTATTTTATTACCACCATTACTTGATTGTAATTCTTGTATAGGTACTCTGCCTGGATTAGGATCACCATCTACTGTCATAGATCTACCTAATATACTACCAGTTTGAAAATACATGTTTAAAGCTTCTTTAGCGTTATAATTTGTACCATTACCTAAATCTACTTCAGCTAAACCATCAATATCCATATATACACCATCAGGTATTAATTTAGATATTACTTGCTGTATTTTTAAATGTGTTAACTGTATCATATCGGCAAAGCCTGTCATTCTACTAACAAGTGATTCTATTCTACCTTTGTATAATTTAGGTGCACATATGTTATAATTCATATTAACTTTAACTAAATTAGACTTTGGTCTTGTCATGTTTTTAGCCATACCCCAGTCTAACATCATGTCATATCCTAAAACTTTACAACCACTATATAATACTTCTATTGATCTACCTACTCTATCAAAATTATCTGTTGATGGTGGATTAAAAGTATCTGGTTTTTCTAATGCTTTTTCTAAACCTGTTGATGTTCTTTTTATTTTAAATACTTGATCACTATAAGTTTTATATTCATAATACAATAAGTAAACATAATTGCCATCATAATTTTTATTATAGTTATACAAGAAACTAGCATTGCCTTGATATTGTTCTAGTTTTTCTACTTGTTCATCAGTTAAATATGGAAATTGTTTTTTAATTTCAGGTATAGACAAAGCTTTTACTTCACCTACATACCATATATCTTGAAAGTTAGGATCTTCAGTATATGAATAAACCATACGAGTAGGATCAACATATTCTACTTTAACACCTTCAGCTGAGTTCCAATTTGTTTTAACAGCTCCAATACCTAAAGTAACTAAATCTTCTATAATTCGTTTTTTAGTTAAACTATATTTGTTAAACTCTAAAGTATTATTTATAGCTTCTTCTGCTGCTATTTCACTAGCTTGCTTATAACTAAGCTGCATGTGTAAATCTAGTTCGTCTTTGTTTTCTGGAAGTTCTTCAGGATTTTCAGAGTTAAATAAATTTAAACCTACAGCACCTTGTAAGTTATTTAAAAACTCTTTAGCTTGCATGTCTCTTAATATATCTTCAGCGTATTTAGATCTCATACGTCTTGATTCTGGATCTTGAGCAAATGCTTTAATATCATATAACTTATCGTCCATACCATTAACAACAATGTCTACAAACTTAGGTATAATAGGAACAGGTTTCCAATCTAAATTAAGATATGATAAATCACCATTTATAGCTAGTTCATCTTTATATTTTTGAACTGGTTGTTCTGCTCTAGCATATAACCTACGCATCCTAAAGCTATTATACATGGTGTTAAATCTATTTTCAACTCCAGATCTAGTCCCACTAAACCAGTCACCTTCAATAGCCATAGCAACTTGTTTGCCATACTCCATGCTTTCTTTTACTGCGTCAGGTACCACCTGATCCGGAAAGGCGCTATAAGTATTGTTAATCTTCATTCATTATATTATTTGTGACATAAATCCTTTGTTATTGTACCTTCTTATTCCAAGGTCAATATTATTTTTTTGTCGTACAGGAACAGGCCTATATCTATTCTTATTACAAGCCATTATTGCTAAACCAGAACTAATTGAAGCATCATATTTAGTTCTATTGTTTATATTAAAATGACTCCAGTCTTCTAATGTTTTTTGAAAATACATATCACCAAAACCATCTTCTACTTCACCTACATAAGTTTCTATGTAATATTCAATAGCAGCTGCGTGAGCTTGCTTAATATCTTCACTTGAGTTAGGTATACCACCTATTTCTCTTTCAGACGCTGATAACTTTGTAGCTAGTTTATCAGGTCTATTCATACTAAAACCTCTATAACCTCTTCTTTTAAAATGATATAATAATCGAGGTTTATTGTTTTCTGCTAAAAGTGGCATACCATAAAATACACAAGCCATTAACACGTCTTCAAAAAACAACTCAGCTGTTTCAGGTCTTGCAACATATTCTAGAAAAAAGTGATTTGCAGGAACTTCTTCCATAGAAAATTTAGTTAATCCATGTAATGCTCCTTTACTGCCGCGACCATCAACAGTACCGCTAATATCGTAAGAGTCACAGCCAAAAGCTCCAACGTGTTCGTTACCTGGGTATTTAACTCCATTTTTTATAATCACTCTATTTTGTAAACTTTTAGGTGGTATCCAACTAATTAAAAACCTACCTTGTGGATTAGGCACAAACATAACCTCTGTATCTTTTATACCACCTATCCACATAAACGAGCCTTGTG